CCGGCTACGGCAACGATACGGGATTTCGCGATGGGTTGACCGAGCTGGGGCTGATCTACGCCGTCGGCGTGCAGGGAACGACGACCGTCTGGCCGGAAGGCGAGGCGCCGCTGCCCCCGAAACCGTGGAAGGGCGTGGGACGCAAACCCCGCCTGCTGCGGCGGGATGCCGAACATCGGCCGGTCAGCGTGAAGGCGCTGGCGCTCGGCCTGCCGGCCAGTGCTTATCGTACCGTCACCTGGCGGCAGGGCAGCAACACGGCACTGTCCGGTCGCTTTGCCGCGGTTCGGGTGCGGGCGGCGCATCGTGACCAGCAGCGGACGGCCGTGCGCGACGAGGAATGGTTGCTCATCGAGTGGCCCGAGGGGCAGCAGGAACCGGAAAAATACGTCCTGTCGACCCTGCCCGCGGACACCTCTCTCGAACGGCTCGTTGCCGTGACCAGGATGCGCTGGCGCATCGAGCGCGATTACCAGGAACTGAAGCAGGAATTCGGTCTTGCCCATTATGAAGGACGAGGCTGGCGTGGCTTTCACCATCATGCCTCCCTGTGCATTGCCGCCTATGGCTTTCTCGTGGCCGAGCGCCTGCGTCATCCTGACACCCAAAAAAACGCCACACTCCGCCCGCCATCTGCCTTACCCCAAGAGTACGTTCCGCGGGGCCGCTCAGCGGCCCCAGCGTCATCAACCCAACTCGATCACGACCTTGCGCTGGCTGATCGCCCAGCGGCTGGCGAGCCGTCTCGATCGCTGTCCGTGCTGCGGACGGAAAAATAGCGAGCAGATGAATGTTTGATTTTATGACACAGTAATATTAGCGCGTGCCTGGTACTGGCCGATCACCTCGTCGCAGTGGTTGTGGCGCCACCCTTCAGTCGTTTCGATGAAGAACTCGCGCAGAACGGCCTCAACCTCGGCGGCATTCGAACGCATGCGGATAACCCTTGCGATAGACTCCGCGGCACCCTCGATGGGATTCTCGTTGACGTAATACAAATCGAGCAGGCGGCGATAGGCCAGATCCTCAAGCGGGTCCAAGTGGGCCGTGCGGAGCATGTAGTCGCCAGGATGGAACGGATAGAAGTTCACGCGGCGTTCTCCATCTCGTAGGAAGCCCACAGCCCGGCGATCCACTGGATACCCTTCGGGGTGAAGCGGGACTGGGTGAAAGCGTGGCTGTTGCGCTCGCTGGTGCCGGTCTTCATCTCGAAGCGGCCGGCATCGATGTGCTGCTGGTACGGGGTCAGCACGCCGCCCAGGTAGTACATGACACCCTTGTCCAGCAGCATCTGGCGGAGCTTTCGCTCGTTGGCCTTGAGCAGCTTGGCTACCTGGCGGAAGCTTATCGAACCGGTGTTCTCGACGTACTGGTCGACAAAGGCGGCCTTGGGCGCGGCAAGCGCGAGCTGCTGGACGGCCTGCAGTTCACGCTCCTTTGCATCAGCCCAGGCTCTGGCAGCCGCCACCGGATCGCTGAAGTCAGGAATAGTGACAGCCTTGCTCAGCGCCTCTTCCAACTTGGTCATGTGATCGAACACGGCCGCCTGCAACTCGTAGCTGTAGGACATGGCCATCAGGCAGGACTCGCGCTTCGGGAATCGGTAGCTCTTCTGATAGCGATTCATGCTGTCCCGGTAGATGTCGGAAAACTTTCCGGCATCTTCACCGAGCACTTTCGGCACCTTCTTCATGAAGTCCGCGTGATCAAGCACGGCCTCCCCTTCGCCGCGCACTGAGTTGATGAAGTCGACCAGCTCCAGGCTGGTCATCGTTACTGGCATTTCGACGATGGCGCTCATGCCGCCACCTCGCGCGCTGCCAGGCGGGCGGCAAGGTACGCCTCGATTTCCTGCCGGACGAAGTAAATGCGGCTGCGGCGGTCGGTGCCATCTTTCAGCGGCTTCGGGAACTGCGGGTCGCGGGCGCGCAGCTTGTCCACGCCTGCGCGGGTGCGGCCCAAGGTCTTAGCTACCTCGGCCATCGTCCAGAGTTCGGGAATGGTCGGCGCCTGCGCGCTCGGTGCTGCTGCTTGCTGCTTGGTCATGCCGGTTCCTCATGGGTTGAGACCGGCGCGACGCTATGTGACTGGGTGGCGATGCAAACCTATTTAATAGATCGTTTTGCACCAAAAAAATTAAATTAGAACATAAACGAATATAATGATGACCGACTATGCGCGCCTGATCGTCACCACGTTGCCGGCATCCTCGCCACGGTGGGCGAAGTCGTAGGGGGTCACGAACTGCTCCCGACAGGCGTCCAGATAGTCCGCCCACCACTGGCACATAAGCCGACGCTCCTCCATGTGCTCGGCCTTGTGGATGTAGGCAGCCCGCACCCCGTTGCGCTCTTGGTGGCTCATCTGCCGCTCCACTACATCACGACTCCACAACCCCGACTCCACCAGGGCGGAACAGGCCATTGCCCGGAAACCGTGCCCGCAAACGTCCGCCTTGGTGTCGTACCCCATGCGGCGCAGTGCGGCATTTACCGTGTTCTCGCTCATCGGTTTGTAATGGTGATGGTCGCCGGCAAAGACCAGCTCATAGCGCCCGGAGAGCTGGCGTACCTCGGCCAGCAGCGCCAGCGCCTGCCGGCTCAGGGGGACCAAGTGCGGCGTGCCCATCTTGGCGCCACGGTGGGAGTGTTTCACGTCCTCAATGGCGGCGCGCTCGCCGGGGATCGTCCACAAGGCGCGATCGAAGTCGATTTCATCCCAGCGTGCGAAGCGCAGCTCGCTGGAACGGATGAACACCAGCTGCGTGAGCTGTACGGCTAGGCGGGTGAGTGACCGCCCGCTGTAGGCGTCCAAACGCCCCAGCAGCTCGGGCAGGCGTTCCATCGGCAGCGCTGGACGGTGAGCCGTCTTGCGGGTGGCGATGGCACCTTGCAGGTCGCGGGCCGGATTACTGTCGATATGCCCATGCTGGACGGCAAAACGCATGATGCCGTCCATGTACTGACGCAGGCGGCTGGCCAAGTCTAGGGCGTCACGCTGCTCGGCCGCCTTGAGTGGCGCCAGCAAGTCGCGGACTTTCAAATCGGCCACGGGACGGGTGCCCAGCACCGGGAACAGACACAGCTCCAAGCGGCGTAGGATCGTGGCCGCGTGTCCTACCGACCACTTGCGGGCACCAGCGGCGTGCCACTCCAGGGCGACAGCCTTGAAGGTGTTCGCGGAAGATGCTGCGGCTTCTATCTTGGCTTGTCGGGCACTCTCAATGGGGTCTTGCCCCTGTGCCAGTAGCTCCAAGGCTTCGGCGCGGCGTGATCGTGCGGCTTTCAGGCCAAGCGCGGGGTAGTTGCCGAAAGTGGCCAGCCCTGCCCTCCCGTCCGGCTTGGTGTACTTGAAGCGCCACACCTTCACCCCAGATGGTTTTACCAGCAGGTAGAGCCCCTGGCCGTCGAACAGCGGGTACTCCTTCTCGCGTGGTTTGGCAGCCTCGCACTTAGGGTCGGTCAGCGGGGTTACGGTCCGCGCCATTGGTATACGTCTCCATATCGAACCGATGTATACCGAAACATATACCTAAACGGCGGAGCTATCCAGACGAACCCGGATTAATCCGGACAAAAGAAAACCGGCTCAAGGGCCGGTTTCTCTGGGATTTCCGTCTTACTCGGTGGAACTCGGCAGTAAGCGGAAGAACGTATATGGTGCCTGGGACGGGACTCGAACCCGTATGCCGTTTTAGCGGCGGCGGAGTTTAAGTCCGCTGTGTATACCATTTCACCACCCAGGCCTGTAGCTACGGGCTTTTGCAGCCCGCTATACGCTTCCTCGCCATCTAGTCGAAGGGCACATCACACAGTCTTCGCAGCCCTTACAGTAACTGGGCGCCGGTAATTTTAAGTCCGGTATGTCTACCAACGAAGGCCGCGAAAATATATACAGCCAACCTCCACGAAGCAAGCCAACACATGGCGTGTCGACATAGCCCACAACCGCACAAACAAAAAACCCCCGCAGATAAAAACCTGCGGGGGTTTTTGCTGTATATGGAGGCCGAGGTCGGAATCGAACCGGCGTACACGGATTTGCAATCCGACCAATAAACCCACCAATTTCAATATGTTATCGTAAAACCATTTCCGCAACAATAGAAAATCCTATCCTCTGAAAGGCTTGTTCTAGAGCCTTTGCCTATCTAGATGCGGAAACGATTTTTCCGCTCATTCTCGCCCGTCCGGGCACCTCAATCCCCCACGCCCCCGTGCCAACTATCAAAACAACCCACCCAGCGCATCCAGTTCCCAGTTCATGATCACCAGCTCGCCGGTCACTTCGGCCTTTCCCTACCGCTGGTTGGTGCGGGGGAGCCTTGGCTGGGCTTGCAGGGATAGTCTGCAGGTTCGGCGGCGGCCCGGGTGCTGGAACACTGGGGCCGTCGCTCTCCTTCATTTCGATTTCGGCGTGATTGCATTCATCCGCTACTGCCACCCCAGTGTTCGAAGGCACCGAAGCGGCGATGCACGGTCACGGTTTGCTCTTGGCGATGGCATCCTCCAGGATCTGAACGATTTCATCGTCGAGCGTGGTGTCCGTCCTGCCGGCAAGGTACTTGGCCAGCCTGAGCAGGATCTGGGCGACCACGTCGGCCGTCAGGGCCTTGATCAACAGCGAAGCCAGTGCGCTAGCGAGCATCGGCGGCCTCCTTCAATGCATCCATGGCCCGCGCATAACAGCCGTCCCAGCGGTCGCGGTGCGGTTTGCCGGGGCGCCACGTCCTGACATACAGCTCCCAGCTTTTGGCAACCTCGCCCACCGCCGGCAACGGCGCCGGATCGGTCCACAGCAGCAGGCGGGCAAAGGCCGCGGCGAGGGTGTCGTCGTGCTCGAGCGCGGCATAGACCGCCGCCTCGGCCGGCTCGACGTTGCGGGCCTTGCAAACCGCCAGCGCATACGGCCGGCTCAGCGGATGCTGTAGCACGCCGCGCACGCCGCCCAGTTCGAACTGCCAGAAGCCACGGGCAGGCCCGCCGATCTGCCGGCGATGGATAAAGCCGGACTCCTGCAGGCCGATGGCGAGGAGCATGGCCTCGGCCTGGGGACTGTTCATGCGCGCAGGCAGCAGCGCGAGCGCCGGGGCGATGGCCGCGGCGCGGATCTCGGATAGCAACATGGGATCTCCAGAAACGAAAAGCCCGCTTGGCGCGGGCCGGGTATCAGATGGCGTGGGCGAAGGTGTGCCGCCAGCGCTGGTGGCTATCCAGCCCGTCGCGCACGCTCCACAACTCGGCGATCACGTCGCCGACGTAGGTCGTGCTCAGGGTCGCCGTCGTGCCGGCGATCCCGATCTGGCTGGCCAGCACCTCGCTGGTATCGGCGCGCAGCAGCCGGGCGCTGTAGGTGGTGCCGCTCTCCGGGCCGATGCTGCCCTGGGCGGTGTCGATCAACTGGTCGGCCTGCAGCAGCCGGTCGCGGTGCGCCCAGCTCAGCACCACGTCGCCGGCGACGCTGGCCGGGTAGCTCGCGCCGCCGAGCTTGAACAGCCCCGGCGGATAGGGTCTTCCCTGCCGCTGGGCGGTGGTCAGGCTGTCGACCGGGGCCAGGGCCGGGTCGAGCTGGCCGTCGCCGGCCTGGGTCAGCAGCCGGGCCTGGACGGCGACGCCCGGCGCGTAGGCGCTGGGGTCGAGGCCGAGGCCGTCGTCGAGGAACCACAGCCGACTGCCGGCGGCGTGGCTGGCCGGCACCGTATCGATGCAGCCGCGGGACAGGATGCCGCTCAGGGTCGCCGGGTCGAAGGCGTCGATCCGCACGATCTCGTCGTCGAGCAGCGCGGCGCCGCCCACCTCGACGAAGTCCAGGTCGATCCCGCTGCTCAGGGCGAAGGCGGTGTCCTGCACTCCCAGGGCGGCGGTCAGCAGTCCGCTCGGGCAGAAGCCGCCGCTGTCGTCCCGCTCCGTCCAGGCCGCCGTGCCGACCCGGGTTTCCAGGGCGAAGCCGAGCGACAGGCCGGTCGGCTTCGAGGCCAAGGCGCCGAGGTAGCAGGCCGTCGGGTCGATCAGTTGCAGGTTGGCCGGGTCGGTAGTCATCGCCAGATCGCGCCAGGTCCGCTCGACCAGTCGGCGCGCAGTGACGGCCGCCGGCGCGCGGTCGGGGGCGATCCAGCCGGAGGGCTGCACGGCGGCCATGCGGCTGGCCGGCAGGCCGAAGACGTCCTGCACGGCGGTGATGGCGATCGTGGCGCTGTCCAGGGTGCCGTCCTCGATGCGCCCGGCGCGCAGCACCAGCGTTTCGATGCCGCGTCTCAGGCTGCGGATGCGAAACGGCTGGCCCGGTTCGAGGGCGTAGCCGCGCCGGTCGAGGCGAACCTTGAAGCGCTTGAGGCTGCCGGCGCGCTGACGCAGCTCGCGCACCGCCACCCGCCCGGCCAGCTCGACGGTCGGCAGGCCCGGATAGTCGAGGGTGGTCGAGAGCACCTGGCCGTCGGACTGCACGGCCGCCAGGTTGCGCTCGCGCCACTGGCGGTCTTCGTCCTCGAGGGGGTCGTGCCATTTCACCACCAGCTCGTTCGCCGCCCCGGCGCTGGCCCCGTTGTCGTCCTCGTCGATGCCGAGCAGCCCGGAGTCTTCGTCGAACAGCGGCAGCGTCCCGGCGTCGTAGTCGTCGCGGATCAGTCTGATATGCCAGGTGCCGTCGAAGCGGCTCAGGTAGAGGTCGGCGCCGAGGTGGTCGAGCACGGTCTGGACGAACGAGCCCACCGAGTCCTGCCGCGCCCAGCGCAGGCAGAGGCCGAAGCCTTCGCCGTAGAGTTGGTCGGCCGCGGCGCGGAAGCTGGCGTCGTCGAGCCGCGAGCGGTCCATGCCGCCGCCCCAGTCGCGGTTGGTCAGGCATTCGTAGACGATGTGCGCGCCGTTCATCGCGTGGATTTCGTCGCCGTCCGCCGCGAGGACGACCGTCGCCTTTTCCGGGTACCAGGCCTCGCCGTCCCACCCCGCGGTGGTGCGCCGCACGCGGATCTTCCAGGTCTTCAGATAGGGGGTCATCGCCGAGACCAGGCCGTCGAAGAACAGCGTGGCCCTGCCGCGAAAGCCCGGCACCGTGCCGCCGAGCATCGCCGCCAGAGCGGCCGGGGCGGTCTGGGTCGGCTCGCCCATCAGCACGTCGAGGGTGCCCTTGATGCCGCCTTCCTTCTTGTCGCCGCCGAACAGCTTGGGCTTGTCGATGTACACCTGCCCGCTTTCGGTGACGCTGCCGTCGAAGGCGGTCTTGCCGTCGATGCGGATCTGCACCAGTTCGTTGACCGGGCCGCGGCCCAGGCCCATGTGGAGGCCCATGTAGTACTTGTAGCCGACGGTGACGCTAGCCCCCATGCCCATGGCTTACCTCCCGCGCATGGTCGACCAGGTGCAGGGCCAGGGCGTCGCCGGTGGCCAGCAGCGCGCCGGCCGGGATGCCGCCGGCGCGGACGATCTCCGTCCAGTCCAGCCCGTAGTGCGCGCACAGGGCGCGGGCGCCGCGGTGGCAGTAGCCAGGCCGGGCGCCGAAGGCCGGGACGCTGTGCAGGTGTTCGAGGGTCACAAACAGCTCGTCGGGCTCGGTGCCGTCGCTCGTTACCGTTACGTGGGTGAGGTCGTCCATTATTTTCCGCTCGAGGTCTTGATCTTCTTGGTCCGCAGGTGGCCGTAGCTGAGCACCTGCCAGTCGCCGCTCCAGCAGTCGCCGAAGAACACTGCCTGCGGGGTGCCCTCGTCGGGCACCGGCAGATCGAAGTCGCTCAGCGCCGCCGGCTTGGGGGTGGCCGGCTTGGGCCGCATCAGGTAGCTCAGGGCCATCGAGGTGACCATGATGGCGATCTGGATCGTCGTCGGGTCCATGGCGCTCCTTAGAAGTACTGGTTGCCGTCGAAGGGGGATTTTCCAGCCAGGTGCGGGATGCCGCCGTAGTTGGCCAGGTTGTCGAACTGCTGGCAGCCGGCGACGGTCTGCCGGCAGCCGGGATAGAGGCGGATCGCCTGGCCCGCGGACAGGCCCGCGGTGCCGCCGAGCAGGGTCAGGCGGGTGCCGCTGTGGCGTTCGATGCCGCGCCGCTCGTACTCGCCGCTGCCGATTGGCCACTCGACGTAGCCGCCGGTGAAGTAGTCGGCCGGGTAGGCGGCTAGGCTTCCGTTGCCCAATCCTGCGCCGTCCATGGTCTGCACGCTGGAGTCGACCCGGTAGCCGTTGCGGTCGACCCCGCAGGCCAGCGAGTACAGCGCGTGCGGGCAGTTGCGCTCCCAGCCCAGGCGCAGGCCCTGCATCTCCATGCGCTCGCTGAGCGGCGCGCAGGCGATCTCGCAGCGGTCGGGCTGGGTCCACTTCACCGAACGCACTTCGCCGACCCAGATCACCAGGTAGTCGTCGACGCCGTCGTGGCGGGCGAACACCGTCAGTTGCACCGGCGCGCTGGGCGCCGCCGCCCGGTAGCGCTGGGCGACCTCCAGATCGCCCGGGGCGGTGACGACGAACTGGTCCTGCTGGCTGTCGCCCGACTGCTGGATGCCGTTGTCGGCGATCCCGCCGCGCAGGGCCTTGAAGCTCTGATTGAGGTGGTCGACGTCGCGGTCGCAGGAGGCATAGGCCCAGCGCAGCAGACCGCGGGCGAACTGGTAGAGGCGGATCGGCCGCCCGCCGGCGAGCGAGCGCTCGCTGGCGTCATAGGTCATGGTCAAAACTCATCGTCGCGGACTCCTCGGAAGACCAGGGCGCAGTTGGCCACGCCCTCGCTGTCGGTTTCGTGGTGGATCTCGAGGCTGTCGCTGTCCAGCCGGCAGAGGGTCAGCCAGCTGATCCGCAGCACCTCGGCCGGCTCGATCTGCACGCCCAGCGGGCTGTCGATCGACAGGCGCTCGACGTCGGCGCTCAGTTCGCTGCTGCCGGTGATCCGGCGGTGGAACGCGGTGCCGTCCCACAACTCGAGGCGGATGTCGCAGCGCCCCGGCTTGGCCTGGCCGAAGCGGGTGTAGCCGACGTTGGCGACGTCGAGGGTGGTGGCCACCGCGGTGACGGTGGCGACCGGCTCCAGGTCGGCGGCATGGGTCGGCAGCCACACCGGCACCTGCCGCCCGCGCAGGGCGTAGAGCAGGCTGCGCAAGGCGCTGCGCTCGGCGCGGCCCATCCCCAGCCAGCGGTGCCCCTGCACCGGGAAGGCCCGGCCGGCCACGTCGGTGACGCGCGGAATCGCGGCGCCGTTGTCCAGCTCGGCGAGCAGGCGTGCGAAGCTCGCGGTCAGGTCTTGCGACTCGTCGGGGCGCTGCTCGAACACCGGCCGCCCGCGGTACAGGGTGGCCGGCAGGCTCTCCGGCCAGTCGCAGGGCTCCACCAGCCGGAAACGTACCTCGGCCGACTGGGCGGTGTCGGTCAGGCGGGTCAGGCTCGGCTGCTCGAGCAGCTGCGCCGAACGCGCCGGGTAGAGCCGCGCGCCGGCCGGCCAGGCCTGCTGGGTGGGCCGCGCCAGGTCGAGGCCGCTCGCGTCGATCCCGGCCACCTCGACCGCCTCGCTGGCGAAGGCCGACTCGCCGCGCAGCAGGGCCAGGCGGCCGACGGCGAAGTCCAGGCCGGCGGTGGCGCAGGCGATGCGCGTGGCGCCGAGGGCGAGCGGCTGATCGAGCAGTTGGATGTCCGGCCATACCGGCAGGGCCCAGGTTCTCGCTCCCCAGCCGAACAGCGCCATATCCAGAAGTTGCCGTTCGCGCCCCTCGACCCGCATCGGCGCCTCGAACTCCCGGCGCGGCGCGAGGCGGATCGCCCGACGCTGCTCGACGCCCGACTCGCTCTGCAGGATGTCGGTGGCCCAGGTCAGCCGCTCGAGCACGCCGTCGGCCCAGTCGGGGGCGAAGGCCCAGGCGACGATGCGGTTGGCAGTGATCCGCAGGCTAGCCTCGTCGCCGTTGTCGAACGTCCAGGCGAGCGCGGTATCCAGCACCGGGGCGCCGTCGGGGGTGACGCCGACTTGCCAGATACGCTCCTGCAGGGCGGTGAAGGTCAGCGGCGCGGCCAACTGGCCGGACAGCTCGATCCCCTCGTCGAGGCCGGCGACGCCGAGCAGCGTCCGCGGTTCACGGTAGGCGTTCCACAGGGAGACGGTGCTGGTCTGGGTGGAGACGACGTTGCCGAGGTCGAGCTGGCGGGGGCTGATATGGATGCGGTCGTACCAGTCGTCGACGAAGGCCCGCTGTCGCTGGCCGGCGAGGCTGCGGCCGTTGGCTTCGACGGGCCAGGCTGTGCCAAGCGGCGCCTGCCCGGCGCGCGGCGTGACATTGAGAAATGGCGAGGGCGCGAACTGGTTGACCCAGGCGAATGCCCAGTGGTCTCCGGTCAGG